ATGAGTGGTAAAAAGTACAAGGATAAGGTCAAACAACGCACCAAGGAAGAAGAAAAGGCGATGAAGGCCAAGGTTGCGGCTAAGAAGCAGGATCTCATGTCCGAACTCACCAACGAGGTCATCCGTACCTATTTCGACGAGGACGGCGTGGGCGATGGCAAGCTGTTCAACCGTCTGCACCGGGATAAGATCGTGGGCGTGATCGATTCGGATGATTTCCTTTTCTGGAATGGGGCGCATTGGGAGAAAGCGAAAGAAAAACAAGAGTTCCGGGCGATAGAGGATGTTGTCCGCCTCTATGAGCGCCTTGCCGTCGAGAAGGAGAAAGAGTTCGACTCCGTAGATAAACGGGATGATCCCGATTTGAAGAAGGAACTCCAGAAGCAGCTCGGCGCAATCCGGCGGCGGATCAAAACGCTGCGTGATGCCCCCGGTCAGGACAACTTGAAAAAGATGACGGCCCGTGTCGATCCTCCTCTGCTGGTCTATCCTGAGCAGTTGGACGACAAGCCTCGTCTGCTGCCCTGTCCGAACGGCGTGATCAATCTGGAGACGGGTGAGCTGGAGCAGGGTCGGCCACGGGATTACCTGCTCACTGCTTGCGAAACCGAGTACGATCCCGGCTTGCTGGATGTGGAAGACCCTTGCCCGGTGGCGAATGACTTCCTGCTCCGAAGCATGGATGGCGACAAGGAGCTTGTCGCGTTCATCTGGCGGCTGCTCGGATACGGGCTTATCCGGGAGCGCAAGGATCACATTTTTATGATTTTCCACGGGGAACACGGGCGAAACGGCAAGGATACGCTCATCAAGCTGATCACCACGACGCTCGGCAAGGCGCTTTCCGGCGACGTGCCCGTCGAGATGCTGCTCCAGACTCCGAACGTGAAGAACTCTTCCGGCCCTTCGCCCGATGTGATGAGGCTGCGAGGCATGTGCATCGCGTGGATCAACGAGGCCGAGGAGAATCAGAAATTTGCGCTGGCCAAGCTCAAGAAACTGTCGGGCGGCAGCTACATAACCGGGAGGAGCCCCTACTCGAAGGAGGAAACCTCTTGGAAGCAGACGCACCTGCCGATCATGACCACGAACGAACTGCCAAAGGCGAAGGCCGACGATGCGGCTTTCTGGCAGCGTGCGCTCATCCTGAAATGGAACCTGTCTTTCGTGAATAAGCCTGATCCGGCGAAGCCCTACCAGCGCCAGGCCGACAAGTATCTTGACGAAAAGCTGGAGAAGGAGCGGAAGGGCGTCCTCGCCCGGATGGTCAGGGGGGCCATAGAGTACCTCAAATATGGGGGGCTACAAGTCCCTGAAAAAGTATACCGATGGACGGAGAGCCAACGCACTAATTGGGATGATCTCGCACAGTTCCTTTCTGAATGGTGCGTCCGTGAGCCGGGCCATGAACGCATTGAGGACTACAAAACTTCGATCTCCGCCACGGATCTCCATGAGGCTTTTTGCCTCTGGTATGCCCGCTACAAGGATAGACGGTTCAGCATTTCCGCAAAGAAGTTTGCGGAAATGCTGAACAAAAAGGAAATCCCCTCGAAGAAGAGCAACGGCATCTGGCGTCTTGGGATCACGCTTACGCCGGACGCAGATATTGAGCTTCAAAAGGCCCGTGAATTCAATCCTCCCAAATCCTCCCATAAAAAAGGGGAGAATGATAGCGGTAATATATTGTAATAAAACAATATGTATAAAACGTGGGAGGATGGGAGGATTACCCCATAACTTTTCATGCGTTGTGATCTCATATCCCATTTATGCGCGTGTAAACTTTATATACTAATCCTCCCATCCTCCCATAGAAAAAAAGAATAAAAAAATCAGTATGAAATGAAAGTATCTCCTTTGGAGTGTTGGGAGGATCATATGGCCACCATGCTTGAGAACTATCGGCACCGCTTTGGCAGCGCAGTGAAGGCGCAGGGAAACGGCTTCAATGGCCCGTGCCCGTTGTGCGGCGGGGAGCCGGGGAAGTCCGACCGTTTCATCATCTGGCCGGACCGTGAGCACGATCTCGGGCACACCTGCGCCGTGAACCATATCCCCGGCGTTTGCTACTGCCGCCAGTGCCGCTTCACCGGGGACAGCATCAAGTACCTGATGGAGATTGAGGGACTGAGCTTTCGGGAGGCGTGTGCCGAGCTTGGCATCTCCAATGCCCCGGTTCGGCTCCGTCATCGGCCCGCTCCGCGTGAGCCGCGTGCCGAGTCCTGCACGTTTACCCCGCAAGCGTGGGAACTCCCCACGGAGAAGTGGGTGGCTTATGCGACGAAACTGCAAGCCGAAGCGGAGCAGGAGATCTGGAACCATCCCGAAGCGCTCAAGTGGCTTGCTGCCCGTGGCATCACGGAAGAGGCCGTCCGCACCTACCGCCTCGGTTATCTGGTGGGGGAAAACGGCAAGGCGGGCCGGTATCGTTCCCGTTCCGCTCTTGGCCTCGCCCCAAAAGAGCAGGACGGGAAAGCCATGACCATGCTGTTCATCCCCCGTGGGATCACAATCCCCCTGTTTGCCGAGGACGGGCGGCTCATCAACCTCCGTATCCGCAAGCCCAACGCCGATCTCGCCAAGGAAGAGGGCCGGAAATGCTTGAAGTACATCGAGCTGGAAGGCTCCTGCCGCCGCCCGCTGTTGCTGCGGCCAGAGGCGGAACGGGCGAGGCTCTCCGTATATGTCATTGTCGAGGGGGAGCTGGATGCCGTCCTGTGCCACTACGCGACGGGTGGCGGGATCGGTGCCCTCGCCGTCAGGAGCAACACGCGCAAGCCGGATGCCGAGGCTCACTCCCTGCTTGAGGGTGCGGTGCGGCTGCTGGTCGCCCTCGATTACGAGGACAGCCTGAACGGTGTGGCCGGATTGAAGTGGTGGATGGATACCTACCCGCACGCACGGCGCTGGCCGACGCCGGAGGGGAAGGACCCCGGCGAAGCCTATGGCCTCGGCGTGGATATACGGGAGTGGATCTCCGAGGGGTTGCCCCGCTCCGTCAGCCTGCCCGATGCCCCCGGAAGTGTGGAAGCATTTTCGTGTGGTCGTGTTTTTGAGGGGGGAGGGGGCGAAACGCCCACAAATTCCCCTTCTCTGGAAAAAGGAAAGGGACAGGACGGATGCATGGCCAGCGTAAAAGAGGCGCTCCCGGCGGGATTGCGCGAAGCTATGCCCGCATATCTCGCCGTCAACGATGTTCCTCCGGACGTGCTCCATGCATGGGCGCTATGGCAGGGCCTCCCCGTCCGTTTCATCAAGGAGGACGGGGGATTCAGGTGGCTGTACAGCCACTCGTGGGCAAAGCGGCACCGTGACCAGTTCGAGGCGTTCTGGCGGTTTCAGGACGGTTCCGACGCCCTGTGGGATTGGCTGTCGGCACACGTCGCGGCAGAGATAGGCGCGCATAACCTTTTGAAGATATGGGGGTAACATGGATTTTTCGACTGAGAATGACACGCTTTCGCGCATCAGCAAGGCGCTGTACGGAGACGCCCTGACGCTGGCGGTCATGGACCCGAAGGACATTTCCCTGCTCAAGAAGAATGCCCGGATACTGAAAAAAGACGTGTTCCAGCAGCTCACGGCGAACATCGGGCGGGACAAGCGGCTGTCGTCCGTGCCCCTGTGCCACCGCCTGAGCGACGGCAGGGTGGAAGTCCTCTCCGGGAACCACCGCGTACAAGCCTCCGTCGAGGCGGGGATCGAGCGTATCCTCGTTATGATCATTGAAGAGGACCTGACGCGGTCGCAAGCCGTAGCCATCCAGCTCTCGCACAACGCGCTTGTGGGCGAGGACGATCCCGCGCTCCTTGCCGAGCTGTGGGCGGAGATCGAGGACATCGCGGCGAAGACCTACGCGGGCCTGTCCTCGGACGTGGTGGAGAAGCTGGACAAGATCGACCTGACGTCCTTCACCACGCCGCAGGTGAGCACGCGCACCATGACCTTCGCCTTCGTCGACAGCGAGGCCGAACGCCTGAACGCCGTGCTCGATGATCTGGACGGGCTGCCGGCAAAGGAAATCTGGCTGGCGGACGTAGGGCAGTTCGACCGTTTCTTCGACCTGCTGGAAGCGACGAAAAGAACGTTCGACGTGCGGAACGCCTCCCTTGCCATGCTCAAGCTGATGGATTTGGCGGAGGAAGCCATTGCCAACCACAAGCCCGAACAGGCGACGGAGGGCGCGGCATGAGCTTCATCGGGGCCGTGGCCACATCCGTCCGGCAAGTCCTCGCGCAGTACGCAAAGGACGTGCACCTGCCTTGCCTGATCGTCGGCGCCGGGAACTTCACCGTCCCGAGCGTGCTGCGCTCGGCGGGCTTCGCCGGGACGATAACGGCCTGTGACGTGACGCTCTACACCTCGGCGCTCGGAGCGTACCTGTCCGGCTGGACGCTGGAGGCGCGGGAGCGGGAAGACTGCCCGGAACACCTCAGGGGGCTGCTCCGCACGGGTTCGCCGCTGGAGCTGACGGCCTCTATCAGCCTGCTCATGGATCTGCGCGAGGTGTGGAAGGGCGACAACGCCTTCAAGATGCGCATGGTTGAGCACAGCCGGGAGGCGTGGGACACGCTCATTGAAAAGACCTGCGCCAGGCTCGAAGGCTACAAGGCGCACATCGGCCCCATCGACTACCAAGCCCGCGACGGCTTCGACCTGCTTGAAAAGAGCGCGTCCGGACACACGGTTTTCGCGTTCCCGCCGACCTACAAGGCCGGGTACGAAAAGCTGGAGGCGCTGCTCCGGGCCACGGTCGAATGGACGCCCCCGGCCTACCGGGAAATGACCGACAAGAGTTTGGAGCTGTTCGAGGCCATCGCCCGGTTCGACTCGTATTACGTCGTGCTGGAGAAGGATCTCCCCGACGTGTACGCGCTCCTCGGCCAGCCTTCGGCGGTGCTTCCCCGGGGGCGGGGCCGCACGACCTACATTGTGGCGAAACACGCCAAAAAAGTCGTGATCCGTTCCTCGGTCAAGACCGCCCCGGTCGGCCCCATCTGGCCCGCGAACCGGGCCGTGTCCGGGGACGTGGTTCCCGGCTTCGCCCCGGTCAAGCGGGCGCAGTCGCTCCGGCTGAACGAACTCTACCTTGCCAAGCGCATTGATTACTTCGACGGCGGCGTGGACGTCTGCATCGTGCTCACGCTGGATGGGCAGGTCATCGGCAAGGCCGACTTCATGAAGACGAGCCATGCCCAGTGGAAACTCCCGGAAGGCAACCCCGGCGGAGACGAATCCCTGTACATCATGTGCGATCTCGCCGTGGCCTCGGATGTGGAGAAGCGGCTGGCCAAGCTCGTGCTGCTCCTGCTCACCAGCCGCGAGGTCAAGGAATGGGTGGACGCCAAGCTGAACAAGCGGGTGGGGTGGGTCATCACCACGGCCTTCGCCAAGGGGCCTGTCTCGATGAAGTACCGGGGGTGCTTCCAGCTCTACAGCCGGAAGCAGGACAAGAAAACGGGGCAGTACGCCCTCAACTACTATGCCCCGTTCGGAGCGCGGACGCTTACGGAATCATTCGCACTCTGGAAGAAAAAATATAAGTAATTCGAGTAATTAAATACAAAAAACGCTTGCATGACAGGTGTAATATGCTAAGTTCTTTTTATGGTTGAACTTTTTCAATCAAAAGGAGAACGGCATGGACGCAAGGCGCAAGCAGGAACTCAAGGAGCTGATGGTAACGGCCTGGAATCTGGCCCGGTTCGGAGCGAACCGTTTCGGAGGTCCGGCCAGCCTGTATTTCTGGATGGCTCTGCGGATTGCATGGTGGGAACGCGGCGGGAAGTCCGTCTACTACACGAAGGGCAATGTGGCCCAGATGTGGATGGGGATCGTGCCGAGGCAGGAGAAGGTGAAGCGGGGGCAGATAATGCTCCCCGGCCTTGCATAAAAGAGTGGGGCGGTAATGCCACTTACCGCCCCGATACGAAAAGGAGCCAAGTCCTTCATGTACGGATTGAGTTTGGCTCCTGCCCGCCAAAAAGTCAATGAGCAGAGCCATGACAGAGAGAGAAGCCCGCAAGCTGGCGAAGGAAGTCGTCAGCGACGAGTACGCGGTGATTGACGAAATCTGGAACCGCCGCAGGGTCAATTACCACAGCGTCGCCGCCGATTACGACAGGGACACGATCAAGGACATCAACCGCAAGCTGCCGAACCTGCTGGTAAAGAATGGCGGCGTCGCGCTGGACGAGCTGGCGGATGAATACGGGTTCGAATCCACCTGCGACCTGATCGACATGTTCCTTGCCTACACGCCGAAGCGCGTCCGGCTTGAGCAGCTTGTAGCCCAATTTTTGGAAGAAAACCCTCAACCCTCCGGCGATTATGACGGAGACGTGCCTTTTTAGGAGGCCAGAATGTCCATTGAAAACTCGTTCTTTTCGAGCAAGGCCCCGAAAGAACGGAAAGTTTGCATCGCCAAGTGGCATCGGAACTGGAGCGGGCCGCGCGCCGAGCGGTTCGCTCCGTCCGACCCGAATGCCGTGGACTGGAAGGCGGCGTATCGTAAGGAATTGGAATCCCGTTTCCCCACGCCGTCCTCCTTGCGGCTCTACCTTCAGGAGATCGAGAAGCGGACACCGGACCCGATCCTCTGTTGCTTCGAGCTGAACCCGGAAGAGTGCCATCGCAGGGTGCTCGCCGCATTCATCAAGGAAAACATCAACCTCGACGTTCCCGAGTGGAACGGTCGGCGGCATGACGGGCAATTCAGCCTGTTGCCGTAAACCGTAAAAAGGCGGGGACGCCCGGTGGTCGCACACCGAACGTCCCCTAGGAAGCGGAGGGACTAGCCTCCAGCCACCACAAGCTAAGGTTAGCCCCTCCCGACTGCACAAGTCAACGGAGGGCGAAATGGACACCAAACCACATGCGCCCATCCGCAACACGGCGCGAGGACAGTATGGAAGATTTACAGAAGGACAAGGATCAGGGCGAAAAACTGCGTTCCCTTGTTGAAGTGAGCAGGAAGAACGACATTCCAGCGTTGCTCAATGCGAAGAACAGGGCGCAGCAGGATGTCTATTCCGATCCCTCGAAAGAAAATCTTGCCGTTCTGGAACGCGCCACAGCCATGCTGGAGAAAGCGATGGACGCAGGACAGAACTGCAAGAATTGGAAAGAGGCGCTCACCTATCTGCAAGAGGATTGCGGCAGGAAAATCGGACAGACCAAGCTGTTTGCCGACATCAAGGCCGGACGCCTGAGAAAGCAGCCGGACGGCACCTTCAAGCGGCGTGACCTTGACCGCTACGCGGCGTCGCTCCCCACGGCGGGGACGCCGGACAAGCTGGCCACCGACGCCGCCAGACGGCAGCGGGAAAAGGAAGAGCAGGAAATCCGCAGGATACGGGCCGTGGCGGACAAGGAAGAGTTCATCCTCAAGGTCAAGCAGGGCCAGTACATCTCGCGGGATGACGTCTATCAGGAGCTTGCCGCCCGTGCCGTGGCCCTGTCCGCCAGCCTGAAAACGGAATTTGAGGCGCGGTCGCTCGACGTGATCGCGCTGGTCGAGGGGAACCCGAAGAAATCGGGTCCGTTCGTCGAGCACATCGAGCAGGTCATCGACGAGGCCATGAACGAGTACGCGAAGCCCATCGAGATCGAGGTCACGTTCACCGCAGAACCGGAAGCGGGCACCGAATCGGACGACGAATAACGCAGGGCAGGGGCGCGGCTGCCGAACAACGCGCGGAAGAAGAACCAATGACAGCGCAGAAATGGCTTGAAGAGCTGGAAAGACTGGTAAATATGGCCACGCCGGGGCCGTGGGCTTATGAGCAGCATGGAGACACAAGTGAATGCGGCGTTGGCGTCATTTTAGACGACAATAACAAACAAATATCCGGGTTGAATACCGACACTACGTTGTTTGTGGCAGACGCAATTGCGCCAGAAGTTGCTTCATCAACGGACGCAGCATACATCGTCGCAGCCTGCAACGCCGTGCCGAGGCTGGTTGAAATGCTCAGAATTGCCGTGAGTTTCATTGAAGCTCAGAATGCGCGGAGAGCACGCGAAGGGGAAATGGCTATTATGTGCGAAACGATGCAGTTACTTTTTACCATGACGGAGCCGAAAGAATGATTACAAACGAAGATCAAGCAAGTATCCGTTCCGCGCCCGAAAAGTTGATTGGCGTTGGAGTGAGATTCGAGCGCATCCGGCGCATCACGGGCTACCTCGTCGGGACGGTGGATCGGTTCAACAACGCCAAACGCGCCGAAGTCCGCGACCGCGTGGCGCATCTGAAAGTTTCTCCGGAGGCGCACAATGAAACTCCGTCACGGCATGACGGTGATGACGGCCCGCTACGCCGTGGTGCTGCGGGGCCGGAACCAGTGCTTCCCTGACCAGTGGTGGGGGCACCCGATCATCGAAGGGAAGATCATGAAGCGGCACACCATCGTGCTGAAAGCCGAGGACGTGGTGGCCCTCCCCGTGCCGGAGGGTTTCCAACGCGTGTTTCCGGGATTGTTGAATGGATAGCATGACGCAGCTTGCCTTGTACGAAATGCCGAAAAAGGAGTGTCGGCGCGTGGCCGTTTCGGTGCCGATACCGAAATGGCTTCCGCCGTCTCTGGCCTTGTGGCTCCGTCAGCGCATGGCGGAGCGGCCGGAGGGGAAACTGACCGTGGCCACCCGGTTCTCAAAAGGGGAGCGGGCCGCGATGAAGCGCCGCAGGCCCGTGCCGATCAGCGCGTGGGCGGAGAAGCACCGTATCCTCGAAATGTCGGCCATCCGGGGCCGCTGGCGGAACGTGTTCACCCCGTACCTCACCGGGATCATGGACGTGTCCGGGCTTCCCGGCGTCGAGACGGTCATCATCTGCAAAAGCCCCCAGACGGGCGGATCGGAGTGTGGCCACAACATCGTCGGGTACTGCATCGACCGTCTCCCCGGCCCGGTGATGTACGTCTTCCCGGACGAGCTGACCGCCCGCGAGAACGCCAAGGATCGCATCATCCCGATGATCGAAGCCTCCCCGCGCCTCCGTCAGTACATGACGGGCTACGGGGACGACGCCTCCAGCCTGCGCATCAACCTGCTGCACATGCCGATTTACCTCGGCTGGTCCGGCTCCGTCTCGCGGCTCGGGAACAAGCCCATCCGCATCCTCATCCTCGACGAGCTGGACAAGTACAAGAACCCGAAAAACGAGGCATCGTCCGAGTCGCTGGCGGAGAAGCGCACGACGACATGGCGGACCCGGCGCAAGGTCGTAAAAATCTCAACCCCGACCACGGAGGACGGCCCGATCTGGAAGGCGCTCACCGAGGAGGCGGGTGCCCGCTTCGATTTCTGGGTGCGCTGCCCGCACTGCGGCTTTTTCCAGCACATGGATTTCGAGCGCATCGCATGGCCCGGAAAGGATGAGGAGAAGTCACCGGACGCCGAAACCGTGTTGGCCAAGCGGCTGGCCACTTACGCCTGTGAATACTGCGGCACGGTGTGGGATGACGGCGACCGTGACCGGGCGGTCAGGGGAGGGGAGTGGCGCGAGCGCACGTCCGGCCTTGAGCTGATGGCCCACGTCGCCGCGCACCGTCCAGTGAAGGTGGGCTTTCACATCCCCGCGTGGCTTTCATACTTCGTGAGCCTGTCCGAAGTGGCCCACGCCTGGCTCAAATATAAGGAGAGCGGAAAATTGGACGACCTCAAGAATTTCAGGAACCAGTACGCCGCCGAGCCGTGGGTGGAGTCGCACGCGGCCCGCTCGGAAGACGCCATCCTCGCCCTGTGCGACGACCGCCCACGCGGGAAGGTTCCCGGCCCGGTGGACGGAAAAGAGCGGGTATCCGTCCTTCTGGCCACGGTGGACACGCAGCAGCACTATTTCCGGTACGTCATCCGGGCCTACGGCTATGGCGAAACCGAGGAGAGCTGGCTCGTGGCGTCCGGCTCGGCGGACAACCTCGCGGCGCTGGAGGAAATCCTGTTCGGGAGCGTCTACGCCGACCCGGACGGCAGGGAATATATGGTCAAGGCAGCCATGATCGACGCGATGGGCGGGCGCACCGCCGAGGTCTACCGATGGGCCGTCCGTCATCGGGGCCGCGTCTTCCCGTGGCAGGGCGTCCGTTCGATGGCGCAGCCCTACACCCCCTCGCATCAGGAATACTTCCCCGACGCCAAGGGCAACAAGGTCAAGATCCCCGGCGGGCTGATGCTCTACCGCTGCGACGTGACGTTCTTCAAGTCCGATCTGGCGTTCAAGCTCGGCATCCACCCGGATGACCCCGGCGCGTTCCACCTCCACGCCAATGACGGCGGGCAGCTTGAACAGTACGCCAAGGAACTGTGCGCCGAGGTCTGGGACGACGAGAAGCAGGGATGGGAAAACCCGGCGAACAAGCCGAACCATTTCTGGGACTGCGAGGTCATGCAGCGTGCGTTCGCGTTCATCCTGAACGTCCGGCATCGCCGCAGACCGGACGAGGAAGCGAAAAAGCCCGCCCGTCCCCCGCGCCCGTCCGAACGCGGCGGGGGCGGTATCGGTTCGCGCCTGGCGAACCTGCGGAGGTCGTGATGGCACTGTACGACCTGTCGGATCGCCTCAACTGGCAGCAGGCTTGCGAAATTCTCGGGTGCAGCAAGGCGCAGTTGTACCGGCTTGTGAAGGAGAAAAAGATTCCTGTTTATGGAACGGGAAAAAGATATCGATGGTATTTGAGAACAGATTTGAAACTATTTTTAGAAACAGGGTATTGTGAGAAAAACGACTTGACAAATTAACCTAATAGGGTAATATAAAGACATGGAAAAGAACAAGCCGCATTGCCCCCTGAGCCGTGTAAAGGCCCTGATTGAAGCTGGAAAGGTCCATATGACAACCACAGCGCGAAATGGTGCCGCTGCATTGGGGTATGACCGCAAACGAGCCTATGCGGAAATCATGTGCCTGAGTCCTCATGAGTTCTATAAGAGCATGACTACATATCATGATTCTTCCGTTTGGCAGGATGTTTACCGGCACAAGGCGGATGTGGGAATGCTGTACATTAAACTGACTGTAATAGACGACGTTCTTGTCGTTTCATTCAAGGAGCTGTGATATGAAATGTCCAGAATGCGGAGGCGCGGAACTGGTGCCCGGCGTGAAGGAAGTCCCCTTCACATACAAGGGAAGGACAATCATGCTCGAAACCCATGCGGATTTTTGTCCGGTGTGCGGAGAGGGCGTTTTGTCGGATGAGGAAGCGGATCGTCTTGATGGGCTGTCGGAGGTATTTCGCCGTAAGGTGAATGAAGAACTGTTTGATCCTGCTTTTGTCCTATCCGTCCGGAAAAAGCTCGGCCTCGATCAGAGGCAGGCTGGTGAACTGTTCGGTGGAGGAGCTAATGCCTTCTCTCGATATGAGCTTGGAAAGGCCAAACCTCCACAGGCACTGGTGCAGCTTTTCAAGCTGTTAAATAATGATCCATCCCGTCTCAATGAACTGCGGGGCTGATGCCTTGAACAAGTTCGCACAGAAAAGTCCGGCTTCCCAGCCGGGCTTTTTTTTATCTTTTTGAAAATTTTTTGTCTCCACAGTCTCCACAGTCTCTACAGTCTCCACAGTCTCAGACATGCGCTTTTTTCTGTGCTATGTGCATAGGCACTATGAGCACTATCTGGACACGTGAAGAACTCCTCGATCTGATCGCCTGTTGGAAGGCCGCGTACAAGGCGGCGTCCACGGGCAAGTCGTACACGGTTCAAGGCCGCACCTTGACCCGGTACGACCTGCCCGAGATCCGCCAGCAGCTTGTCTATCTTCAGGGCGAGCTTGCGGCGCTCGACACCGGGCGTCGTGGCCCCGCCATCGTACTCGCACGGGTGAGGAGGTAAGGCATGGCACTGCTTGATCAGTTCGGGCATCCCCTCCCTCCCGTGTCCACTTCGCGCATGACCGCCCGCGCCTCCCGCGACGCCGGGGCCTATCGCGGCTCCATCTCGGGCTGGCGCGGGCCGCAGGTGCATTCCCCGGAAGGGGAATCCCGCGAACGCGACGTCATGCAGCGCCGTGCCGCCGACCTCGCCGCCAACGATTGGGCGGCGCATTCGGCGGTGGAGGCCATTTCGGGCAACGCCATCGGGACGGGCCTTGTCCCGAAGGCGAGCATCCCCGCCGACATGCTCGGCATTTCCTCCGAGAGCGCCCGCGAACTCGGCAAACGGATGGAATGGGCCTTTGCGCTCTGGACATCCGAAGCCGACGTTCGCGGGCAATGCCACTTTGCCGACCTCCAGAATCTCGGCATCCGCACCATGTTGAGCCTGGGCGAGATGCTGCATCTGGCGGTCATGCTCAACGAAAAAGAGCGGGAACGGCAGAACCGGGCGTTCTCGTTCGCGCTCCAGACGCTTTCCCCGGCCCGCCTGATGACGCCGGACGACCAGCAGGGCGAACCGCTCATCCGCGACGGCGTCCGCCTGTCCGAGTACGGCAGGCCGGAAGGGTACTGGCTGGCGACGCCCAAGGCTTCGCCCCAGTCATCCTTCGTGTCCGTGGAGGGAGCGCTCTGCTGGCGGCGGACTTCACCTATGTCCCGGCCCGCGTCGGCCACCGCCCGGGGGTGTTCCACCTGTTCCGGCACGAGACGGACGAGCAGGTGCGCGGCGTGTCCGCTTTTTCCAAGGGCATCGAGCTGTTCCGCAACCTGTCCGACGCCATCAGCTACGAGCTGTTCGCGCAGGTCATAGCCGCGTCGTTCCCCGTTTTCGTCGCGCTGGAAAACGGCGGGGTGCAGCTCCCCGACTATGTGACGGAGGGGCAGGAAGGCGACGGCGAACGCCGGGAACGCCAGCTTGTCCAAGACCTCAGCCCCGGCCAAGTCCTCTACGGCAACGAGAACGAAAAGCCGTACGTGCTGGAATCGAAGCGCCCTTCGGCCAACTTCTCCGCGTTCGTTGAGATCGTGCTCCGGGCGACGGCGGCCTCTGTGGGCATCCCCTACGAATCGCTGACGAAAGACTTTTCCAAGACCAACTATTCCAGCGCCCGCGCCGCGCTCAACGAGGCGTGGAAGCTCTACAGCTTTTACCGCAACTGGTTCGGGCGGCTCTACTGCCAGCCCGTCTACGAGATGGTCATAGAGGAGGCATTCCTTCGGGGCATGTTCGAGCTTCCGAAAGGCGCGCCCGGCTTCTACGAGGCCCGCGCATTCTGGTGCAACGTGGACTGGATCGGCCCCTCGCGCGGGTTCGTGGACCCGGTGAAGGAGATCACGGCCACCATCCTCGCGCTGCAAAACCGCCTCATGACCTACGGCGAGGCATGGGCCGAAACGGGCAGGGACTTCGACGAGGGCTACGCCCGGATGCTGGAGGAGTCTCCCTTGCTGGCGCTGCTCGCCCCTCTGAACCTGAGCACCAAGATCGGCAAGCCGGGCAAGGACGCGGCCCCGGAGGACGGCGAAAAGCCGGATGAAGAGGGCGATCCTGAAAAGGAAACGGGAGAAGAAGATGAATGAACTTTGGGCGTTGCCCTTCGACATGGCGGAGCGGGTGCTGGCTGAACTGGCCTCGGCAAAGTCGAACCCTCAAGCGCTGGTTGAGGGATTTCCGGAACGGAAGGCGCGTGGCTACGAGCTTGTCGGCGGGGTGGCCGTCATCCCCGTATCCGGGGCGATTGTCAGGGAACAGGGCTGGTACGGGACGGGGCAGGATGCCGTGGCGTCGTCGTTGAAGGCCGCGCTTGCCGACCCCTCCGCCCGCGCCATCCTGTTCGACATCACCAGTCCGGGCGGCGTCGTGGCGGGCACGAAGGAGCTTGCCGACGCCATAGCCGAGGCCCGGACGAAGAAGCATTGCGCCGCCTACGCCAACGGCCTGTGCGCGTCCGCCGCGTACTGGCTGGCGTCGGCCACGGGCACGGTCTACGCGCCCCTGACCGCCACGGTCGGCAGCATCGGGGTGATCATGACGATCACCAACTACGCGAAGCTGGAAGAGAAATGGGGCATTTCCACCGTGACCATCACGGGCGGCAAGTGGAAGGCGGCCGGACAGGGCGGCGAGCTGACCGACGAGGAACGCCGGTATTTTCAGGAACGGATCAACACCCTGCACCAGATTTTCAAGGCCGATGTGGGCCGTCACATGGGGCTGACGGCTGACCCGCAACTGTGGGGCGAGGCGCAGCTTCTGCTGGCGCAGCCCGCGCGGGAACTTGGCCTTGTCACCGATATTGTCAGGGATCGCGACGCCGCGATCCGCAAACTCGCTGTGGAGGCACAGATGACCAGAGAAGAACTCGCCGCGCAGTCCCCGGAACTGGTGGACGCGCTGCTGGCCGAAGGCAGGCTGAAAGCGGAGGCCGAGAACAAGGCGAACATGGACAAGGCGGCGGCTGATGCCGTGGCCGGCGCGCTTGCCGTGGTGAAGGCCGTGGCGGGCGATGAGACGGCGTCCCGCGTCGAGACGACGCTGAACACCCTCCGGGCCACCGGGATGAGCGCCGAGCAGATCGCCACCGTAGCACCGTTGCTGGCGAAGGCCGAAGCGCCCGTGCATGAGAATGCCGAGGCGAAAAGCCGTGCGGACATCCTCGCCGGGCTCCAGGCCGCGCATCGGCAGCCCGCTGCTGCCGCGCCGGGGACGGTTCCCACGGCAACCACGAAAAGCCCGCTGCTGGCGGACGCCGAACGTCGCGCCGAAGTAGCGAAGTAAGGAGACATCATGTCCAAGATCATCGTCAATACCGAAGTCATGGGGCCGGACTTTTCCGAGCTTGTCCTGCATGAGCTGAACTACGAGTGGAGCCGCGAGGTTGTGACGCTGGCGGCTTCGGAAAAGGAACTGCCGTTCGGCCTCGTGCTGATGCGCGAAGCCGGGAAGTACAAGCCGCTGACGGAATCCACGGTTTCGGAGGCCCAAAAACTGGGCGGCGATCCCATCGCCGTGCTCATTACGGGGCTTCCTGCCGGCGAATCCGATCAGACCGGAACCGTCATCCGTCGCGGGGCCATCCTGAACGGCGCGGCCCTCAAGTTCGACGCCAGCGTCACTACGTTGCAGGCCGAGGCGAAGCTGGCCCTGTCCGATCTCGGCATCGTCATCAAGGAGTAAGCCATGCCCATACAGAACTATCCCACGGTGTTCGACTGCACCGAAATGACCGCGGCGGTCAACAAACTGCCCGCACTTCCCGTCTATTTCCGCAGGCTGTTTGAGGTGAAGGGCGTAAAGACCACGACCGTTTCCCTCGACATCAGGAAAGGCCGCATCGTGCTGATCGGGGACTCGGAACGCAATACCGCCCCGGAGAGCCTTGCCGGGCGCGGGGCCAAGCGGGAGTGGATGCACCTCTCCTGCGCGCATCTTGCCATGTCCGACACGCTGGCGCCCGAAGACCTTCAGGACGTGCGGGCGTTCGGCTCCACCGAGCCGATTTCGGTTGCCGAAGTCTATAACGACAAGATGCAGCAGTTGAAGGATAACATGACGGCGACGATGGAGTTCCATCGCCTTGGAGCCATCAAGGGCGTGGTGCTCGACGCTAACGGCACCACCGTCCTGCATGACATCTTCAACACCTTCGGGGTCACCAAGAAGAAGATGGACATTTCGTTCCCGAAGACGGCCGCCGACGATGCGAACCCCATCCTGACAAGCATCCTCAACGCCAAGCGGCATGTCGAGGCCGCGATGGGCGGCACGCCGTTCAGCCATATCGAGTGCATCATCGGCTCGGACGCCTACGACATGCTGACGTCCCACAAACTGGTGCGGGAGTATTTTGAAAGATGGCTCTCCAATAGATCGAATTTTGGCGACAACGACTACCGCAAGCGCGGCTTCACTTACGGCGGCCTTACGTTTGTGGAGCGTTCCGACGTGGTGGGCGGCCAGACGATGGTGGAAGCCAAGAAGGGGCACGTCTACCCGGTCGGCCCCCGTATTTTCAAGCAGTACCACGCGCCCGCCGACTGGATGGAAACGGTCAATACGGTGGGGCTCGAATACTACGCGCGCATGGACTTAAAGGAAAAAGGCCGCGGCATCGACATTGAGGTGCAGTCCAACCCGCTCACGCTCTGCACGTTCCCCGAAGCTCTGATCGAGCTGAACTTCAAGGCGGCGTAGTCATGGCCGATTTCGATCTCGCCTACGCGCCCGTCGCCAAGTGGGAGGGCGGCTGGACGCACGACTCCGGCGACAAGGGCGGGGAGACGTTCCGCGGGTGCGCCCGCAACTTCTTCCCCAACGAACCGATCTGGCCCGTCATCGACCGGGAAAAGAGCCATCCCTCCTACAAGAAGGGCAAGGCCGCCTTCTCCGCGCACCTTATGGGGATTCCGAGCCTCACGGGGTGCGTCAAGGGTTGGTACAAGAAAGAGTGGTGGGACAAGCTCGGGCTCGAACGGTTCGACCAGATCGTGGCCGACGAGCTGTTCGAGCAGGCCGTGAACCTCGGCAAGGCGGGCATGGGGCGTTACCTGCAACGGCTCTGCAACGCCTTCAACTGGCGGAAGGACGGCAGCGCGGACGGCGTGCGCCTGTTCGACGATCTCCAGACGGACGGCGTCGTCGGCCCGAAGACGCTTTCGGCCCTTTCCATCGTCCTTTCCCGGAACGACGCCCGGCGCATCGTGCACCTCATGAACTGTATGCAGGGCGCGCATTACGTAAACAGCGCGGCGAACCGCCTCCCGCTGCGGAAATTCTGCGTCGGCGGCTGGCCGACGCGCACCTATGACCCCGGACAGGAGGTCTTCTGATGGATTTCGCTACATTGATGGATTCCCAGTCCGGCATCGTCGCGTTGGGCATGGCCGCCGTTTCCGGCGTTTGCGCGTTCATCTGCGCGTTCATGCCCGCGCCCACGGAACAGTCGGGCATGTTGTACCGGATTGTCTACGAGCTGCTGAACTGGATCGGCTGCAACAAGGGCAAAGCCAAAAACGCCGACGACGCGGGCAATGGCGGCAAGTGATGCATGGTCGGCCCTCGTCCGCATCCTTCAACTGGTTCTTGAAGGTTTTCGGGAATACCGCCGCCGTTCCCGTGTGGGCGCTGTGCGCTCTGACGGCGGCTCTGCATGGCTGCGGAAGTTCGGGGGCGCTGACAAGCGTGCCTCCCGCACCGATGACGCCGGGGGCGATCATCACTGAGGCGTGGGCCTACGAAGAGGGTGGGCGTTGGGAACAGGTGGAGGGTGAATGGATTCATCTTCCGGCAAACGAGGGCGCGGAGCTGCTGCTCTGGATTGAACACGCGGAGGAACTATGCCGCTGACCACGGAAACGCTGCTGGCCTATTCGATGGGCATCATCGGTACATTGCTTGTGCTGCTCATTTCGCTCGTCGTCTATGTCTTTCTCACGCTCAGGGAGGAAGTCCGGGGCGTTTCATCCGATTTGTCCGAGTTGAACAAACACCGGGTGAAGCTCGTCCACATTGATGATTGCCGCCTGACGGTAGCGCGTGTCCATGAACGGTTGGACGACTACGAAGACGCCATGCAGGGCCTCAGCGAACGCATGGCCCGGACCGAGGCGCTGTTGCAGGAGCGGGGAGGGCATTCATGAACCAGAGCTTCTTCAAGGAGATCCTGGAACAGGAAATCCACTCCGTGTTCCTGAACCCCGCCGAATTCGGGGAATCCGTCACGCTTGAAGGCAGAACGCTCGACGCCGTGGTGGACAGGCCGGAAATAGCATGGCCCGAAGCGGACGACAGGCCCGGCGTTTCCCACAAGCTTGTGGTGCTGCTCGTGGCCCTGTCCGACTTCCCGGACGAGCTGTACCCCGGCACGAGCGTGACGTTCAACGGCGAACGCTGGTTCGTGGCCACAGCCGACCGCGAAGCGCTGCGGACCATCCGGCTGTACAGGGAGGCGGCATGATCCGGCTCGACATCCCCAACATGGACGAGACGATCCGGGCGCTCACGGCCTCGCTCCAGCACATGCCGAAGGAGTGCGAGATCGCCGTTTCACGGGCCATCAACCGGACGTTGAACGCCATGCGTGCCGAGGCGATCCGCATTGCGCGGCGGGCCTATGTCTACGTGCCTCCGGGAAGGCTCTTCGACCAGCTCTACTTGAAGAAGGCGCAAAGGGGCACAACGAAGGCTTGCCTCTACATTTCCGGGCGGCGCGGCATCTCCCAGTACCACTTCCGCCCCGAGCCGAAGTTCCCCGGAACCAAGCCCCCGGCGGGCGTTTCGGCGCAGATCCGGCAAGGCGGCACGCGGAAGGTCTATCAGGAGCCCGGCTACTCGAAGCCCTTCATTATGAAGAAGCTGCGGGGGATCGATTTCGGCGGCTACGGCGTGTTCATGCGCAAGAAAGGCGTGAACAACTTCCACAAAAAAGGCCGTAAGGGGGCGGAAGGGCTTGTCTGGAAAGGGGTGAAAATGCTGTTCGGCGCGTCGCCCATCCAGTCGTTGCTCAAGAAGGAAAACCAGCAGCAGATCGTGGACAAGGCGTCCGAGGTTTTTCCCCGCCGTCTGCAACACGAGGTCAACTTTCAGATCGGCAAACTGGCCGCATCGGGAAAAATGCGATGAGAAGCAGAGAGTTATTGTTGGCGGTCAAGGAAATGCTGACCGAGGCCATGAAAGAGTACCCTTTCCCCGCTCCTGACGGTTCCTGTGAAGACCTTCAAGTGTTCCTTCACGGTTTGCCCGACGAGCAGGGGAGAAGGACGTACCCGTTCATCTGCGTCCGGTGGGTCAGCGGCGACATCAACGAAGGCGTGGATGGCTACATCGGTGCGGAAGGCCGGGAAACGCTGGCGCTGGTGCTCGGCATGTACGCGCCGGAGAGCCAGGAGCAGGCCGGGCTGATCCTCGCGGAACTGCTCGACTGGACGCGGGCCGTCCTGCGCCGGAATCGGGTTGTCGCCAAGAAGTTCCAGTTGGAGCTTCCCCTCAAAGCGTCCATCCCCGACCCTGAAAAACAGTGGATGGAGTACCATATGGCGACTGTTTTCCCGGAATACCAGTATATTATCCCGTCCACCCCGTTGGGCGGCACTTTGAAGGAACACACCTATGAGTGAGCAGGAATCCCCCAAAACAGCCCGGAAATCGCCTGCGAAGGCCGAAAGCCCGTCCCCGGAGCTGCTGGCCCGCCGGAAGCAGGCGTTGACCGTGTATGTCGGCCCGGACAGGCCGTTCGGCCTTCCCCTGCGGACCAGCGCCGTCCTGCGTGGCGAACCGCTTCCGCAGCTTGCCGCCGTCATTGAGGCCAACCCGGATCTGAAAAAGCTGTTCGTGCCTGTGGAGGAGCTTGCCGAAACCCGTTGCCAGCTCCGCAAGGAAGGCAGCGGTATGCAGCGGCTTTTCAAAACCATCAACGAGGCCAGCCGCAAGGCTCGGAAGGCCAAGGAGTAGGGTATGGCATTCAGACATGGCGTTTACACCAGCGAACTGCCCACGAGCATCCTCCCGGCCCGTTCCGTGGACAGCAATGTGGTCTTCGCGGTCGGCACGGCGGCGGTTGACCGCCTCGAAACGGACAAGCCCCGCTACGTGAACCGGCTGCGCATGTATTATTCGTATGACGAGTTCGTCTCCGAAATGGGGTGGGACGAGGAGAACTTCAACAAATACAGCTTGCAGGAGCTTGCGTACAGCCACTTCGCGCTCTACCGGGGCGCGCCGCTGGTGGTGTGCAACGTCTTCGATCCCGCCGTCCACAAAACGAGCGTCAGCAGCGAGGCCGTGAGCTTCGACGCCAAAGGCGCGGCTTCGCTCAAGCACGGCTCCGTTTCCAGGCTGGTGCTGAAAAACGCGGAAAGCTCCACAACCTACGTCGAAGGCACCGACTACACGCTGGACCCGATCTCCGGAGAACTGTCCCGCATCGAGGGCGGGAGCCTTCCCGCCGAAGCGAACGTGACAGCCGGGTACGACTATGCGGACGTGTCGCTGGTGGACAGCACGGACGTCATCGGCGGCATCAACGAATCCACGGGGGAATCGGAAGGGCTGGAGCTGATCGATTCCGTGTTCCCGCAGTTCCGGCTCGTGCCGGGCAGCATCCTTGCCCCGCGCTTTTCCGAAGACCCCGCCGTGGCCGTGGTCATGGCGGCGAAGGCGGACGGCATCAACGGGCTGTTCAAGGCCGTGGCCCTCGCGGACATCCCGACCGAAGGCGAGCACGGGGTCAAGAAGTACACGGACGTCCCCGCCTACAAGCAGAACAACAACCTTTCGGACGAGCTGCTGATCGTGTGCTGGCCCAAGGTGAAGCTCGGGGACCGCGTGTTCGGCCTCGCCACGCACCTCACCGGGCTCATCTCGCAGACCGACGCCGACCGGGAGGGCGTCCCCTACGCCAGCCCGTCCAACAAGCGGCTGGAGATCACCAGCATCGGCTATCCCGACGAAAAGGAGGAGGGCGGCTGGAAGGAACTCTTCCTCGGCCTCGACAAGTGCAACTACCTGAACGGAGAGGGCATCTACACCGCCGTGAATTGGGACGGCGGCATGAAGTCGTGGGGCGGGCGCATGAGCGCGTATCCCTCGAACACCGACCCCAAGGATTGCCAGGACGCCATCCGCCGATTCTTCAACTGGTACCAGAGCACGTTCATCCTGACGTACTTCCAGAAGGTGGACAACCCGCTGACCCGCCGCCAGATCCAGACCATCCTGAAAAGCGAGCAGATCCGGCTGGACGGCTATGCGGCCCGCGAGATGATCCTTGGCGGTTCCATCTCCTTCGACGAGTCGGACAATCCGACGACCGATCTCATCGACGGCATCGCCCGTTTCCACCTGCGGATCACCCCGCCGCCCGCCAACCGCGAGATCGACGGCATCTTTGAATTCGACACCGACAACCTGAGCGTCCTGTTCAGCTAACGGAGAGGCCATGAGTCGTCCTGAGCAAACAATCGCCTACCGCGTGTACTGGCAGGGGAAAGACCTTTTGGGCACGGCCCAGATCGAGATGCCGCAGGTGCAGTACATGACCGAAACCCTGAGCGGTTCCGGCCTTGCCGGGGAAATCGAGTCCCCGACCATCGGCCTCACGCAGTCCATGACCTGCAAGATGACCTTCACGAGCGCGACCAAGGATGTTTTCGACATTCTGGACTGGACGCTCCAGCCGCTGTTCGAGTGCTACAGCGCCTTGCAGATCGTGGACGAGAGCACCAGCATACGCGAATCCATCCCGTATCGGCTCAATATCGTTGGCCGTCCGAAAAATATGAGCCTCGGCACGATGGAGCAGGGCAAGAAGCACGGCAACGATCTTGAGTTGGAAGTGACTCGCCTCGAAATCCTGCTGGACGGCGAGGAACAGCTCCTCATCGACAAGATCAACTTCATCCATCGGGTGAAGGGCAACGACCTGCTGGCCGCCGTCCGCGTCCAGATGGGCCTCAACGCATAGGAGAAAACATCATGGAAAAGACCGCGCAAGCCACTCTGAGCGCCCCCATCACCGTGCAGGGCAAAAAGACCGACATCCTCACCCTGCGCCGGGCCACGCTTGGCGACGACGAGGACGCGATGGACATGGCCATCTCCTTCAACCGGGGGAACAACCCTGTCACCGTCGAGCTGTGCACGTTGTCCATCGTGACGGGGGTTCCCTACGACGTGCTCCGGACGCTCGATGAGGACGACATCGGGGCGATCCGCGCGGCGCACAATTCCCTCCGCCCTACGAAGCCGAAAAAGAAGGAGGAGGCCGAAACCGCGACGGCTACGACGCAAGGGGAAGGCTCCACGGCCTCCGCCTAGCGATGCTGTCGCTGGCGAAATTCAGCGGCTGGAGCAGGACGGAAATCCGCAATCTGACACCGGAAGCGTTCGTCGGCTATGCCGACGCCGCAAAGGATATGGACAATGGCGAGTGAGTTCGGCGTTTCTTTCAGCCTCGGGGCGAATCTGGACGGGAGTTTCGGCTCCGCGTTCCGTTCCGCCAACGGGCAGATCGCCAAGGTAACGCAGTCCATCAGGGCGATGGAGGGCACCCCGGTCGGGAAGATCGGGGCCTCCTTGCTCGCCCAGCGGGAAAAGACCCAAAAGCTCGTAGGGAGCCTCAAGGAAGCCAAGGGGCAGCTTGCCGGGTATTGGGCCGAGGCCGAAAGGACAGGCAACATCACCGGGACGCTCGCGGCGCAGATCGAGCGGGCGGAACGAAAGGTTGCTTCCCTCAAGGGACGGCTCTACCAGTCCAACGCGGCGTTCCGCGAACAGAATGCCGAAGCCGTGAAGGTGTCCGGTTCCGTCACCAAGCTGCGGCACGATTATGACGCCCTGAACGCGGCGATGAACCGGGCAAAGAGCCACCGTGACGCCCTCAGCGCGAACATTGCCCGGAAGAATGAGCTGCGTGATCAGCGGTCGGATCTGAACGGGCGTCTCATCGGCGGCGCGGCACAGGCGGCGACGGCTGCCATTCCGGTGAAGCTGGCCGTCAGCGCCGAAGATACGTTCGCGGATCTCAAGAAGGTCATGAACGGCGCGGACGACGAGCTGCTCGGGCAGGTCTATCAGGACGCCCTGAAAATGTCCTCGGAGACGGGCAAGTCGTTCGAGGACGTGGTGGCGATCATGACCTCCGGGGCACAGGCCGGGCTCGGCAAGACCCGCGAGGAGATGCGGTCGAACACCGAGCAGGCCATCCAGATGAGCATCGCGTGGGGCGTCACAGCGGAACAGGCGGGCGACTCGCTGGCGACATGGCGGTCGAGTATGGGCATGACCTCGCAGGAAGCCCGGCACACGGCTGACGTGATCAACGCCCTCTCGAACGAGATGAACGGCGAAGCGGGCGAGATCGACCGTATCTTCACCCGGATGGGGCCGCTCTTGAAGGGGTCCGGCATGGCGTCGCAGGACATCGCCGCGCTCGGCATGGCTTTCAAGGCGTCCGGGGCGGAAGTGGAAGTGGCCGGCACAGCCATGAAAAATTTTACCAAGGTCTTATCGCTCGGCAACGCGATGACCAAGGATCAAAAGGAGATATTCAAGCACCTTGGCCTTGATCCCAATGCTCTGCAAAAACAAATGCAAACGGATGCCAAGGGCGCGATCATGACGCTGCTTACGCAGTTGAAGCGTGTCCCCAAAGAGATGCAGAACGCCGTTTCCATGAAGTTGTTTGGTGATGAGTCAATCGCCGCCATCGCCCCGTTGCTCGATAACCTCGACCTGCTCAAGCAAGCCTTTAAAATCGCCAACGGCAACGTCGATGATTCCGTTCTTGAGGAATACCTGAACCGGATGGAGACCACGGCCACCGAAGAGGCCAAGCTCGCGCAGCAGACGCGCAACCTCGGCATCACGGTCGGCAACGCGGCCTTGCCAGCCTACAACGCCTTCCTCAAGACCCTGAGCAAGGGCGTCGGCGTGATTACGGGGTTCGCCAAGGAATATCCGAACGTCACCACGGCACTGCTCGGCGGCGTGGGCGCGCTGGCGGCCCTGACCGTTGGCGGCATCGTTTTCGGCTACGCCTACAATGGCCTTGCGACGACGATCAACGCCGTGAAGGGCGGGATGCTGGCGCTTCGCGGGGCGACCATCGCCAACACAGCGGCGACAAGGGGCGGCACCATAGCGACGCTCATGAACCGGGCGGCGCATCTGTCGTGGGCGGATGTGGGGAAAGGTTCCGTCAGCACGGTCAAGAGCCTTGGCTCCGGCATGTTGAGCCTCATCGGTATTCAAAAGGGCACCGCCATCGGTATGGTGTGGGGGTCTCGTGCAACGAGGGCTTGGGAGAAATCAACAAAGCTGTTGGGAAAGGGCCTCGGCGCGTTGAAGTTCGCGTTCGGCCCGGTCGGGATCGCCATCGCGGGTATCGGGCTTGCTGCCTACTGGCTGATCGAAAATTGGGATGTCGTCGGCCCGTATTTCGGCAAGGCGTGGGATTGGATTTGCGGAAAGTTTAAGTGGGCGGCGGATTTCATCAAGGGAATCGTTGATTGGGTTTTCAACGCTGTCGATACCATTGCGAAAAAATGGACCGAATCGGAGACGTTCAAGCGCAATACGGCGGACGCTCTGAACATGAATTTTGGCGGTTGGCAAGGCAGCACGGCGGAAGAAGGGGCGGCATGGGTCAGGACGGGCAACGAAAAGGGGAAGGAATCGCTGGAGTCTCCTCCCGACTTCGTAGGCCCTAAGCCACAGGACAAGGCCCCGGACAAGCCAGCCGGTCCGAAGCCGCTGGAAACGGCGAAGCAGCTTCCCGGGATGCCCACGGGCGACGCCCCCGGCGGCGACTTCGTCGACGATTCCTTACCCGCGCCGGATTTCAGCGGTTGGGGCGACGAGGACGGCAAGAAAAAGAAGGGCAAGAAAGGGAAGGGCGCCGGACCCGTCACGGTCGTATCGTTGGACAGCGGGAACAGGTTCAGCACGGTGTTCATCCCGGCTGCCTCGAAAAAGGACAAGGACGCATCGAAGCCCGTGGGCACGTCCGTGCTTCTGCCCTCGTCGTCCGGAGACTCCGAAACCGTGGCCTTCTCGAAAGCCGGGCAGAACCTCGTCGGCGGCCTGAACAAGACCTTCGACCGCCTGCCCAAACTCTTCGACGCCTCGCTCTCGAAGGTGAGCGAGCCGGACATCCCCCCGGCTGTCGTCAACATCCCGGCGTCTTCATCATCCCCTCAGCCCGCCCCGCGCGCCATCTTCCACCCCGTCCAGCGGCAGGACAGGAGCGGATCGCCGTTCGCCGTGTTGAAAAACGCCTTGGGCGCGGCCCCGGACCAGTGGTCCCGGACGGTCGGCGCGAAGTTCGGCCGCGATGCCCTTCCGCCCGTACTTCCCCAAACGCCGATGTTGCTGGAGCGCAACAAAAAGGCTTCCGCGCAGCGCCAGCCGGAGGCTTCGGGGGACATCCAGATCGTGCAGCATTTCAACATCGCGGACGCGGGGAATCTGCCCGCGCTTAAAAAAGAACTCCGGCGTCTGGAGCCGGAGTTTGAAAAGCTCGTCCGGCGCGCGCTCGAAAGGATGCGCTCGGACAAGGCGAGGACGGCACATGCCCAGTGAGAAGACGACGCGGCAGGGGCAGGCATGGGATCAGCTTGCGAAGGACGCCTACGGCGACGAGCTGCGGCTCGGCACGCTGTTCCCTGAGAACGTGGATGAGCTGGACGTCCTGATTTTCGGCGGCGACGTGCGCGTGGCTGCGCCGGAAGCGCCGTCTGTCGCCAAGGTGTCCTCCCTGCCGCCGTGGGAGCGCATGTGATGCGCCGCGCAGCCGTGACCGTCAGCATCAAGGGCCATGACGTGACCCTCGACCTCATGCCGTACCTCGTCAGCCTGACCTACACCGACAAGGCCGACGAGGAGCTGGACGACCTCCAGATCGTTCTGGAGGACCGCGAGGGCATCTGGCAAGGCGACTGGCTCCCGCAGACCGGGGACGTGATCGAGGCCAGCATCCTCACGGAGAACTGGCGGGAGATCGGCGCGGTCGAGGAATTGCCCTGCGGGAAGTTCGAGGTGGACGAAATGGAGCTGGAGTCGAGCGCGGAGGGAGGCGACACCGTGACCGTCAAGGCCGTGCCCGCCGCCGTGAAATCCTCGCTCATGCTCCAGAAGAAGACCCGCTCGTGGGAGAAGACGCCCATCACCACGGTCATCGCGGACATTGCCGGCGCCGCCGGGCTGGACACGCTCTACCGTGGGCCTGAGCTGGTCTACGAGCGGGTGGAGCAGCGGCAGGAGAGCGACCTTGAGTTCATGCAGCGCATCACCAAGGAGCAGGGCCTCCGGCTGGCGGTGAAAAGCGACAGGGTGGTCGTGTACGCGGGCCAGACGGCGGATCAGCTTGAGCCCATCGCCATCAGGCGGGCGTCGGAGGCCGACCCCGGCGAGGGGCTGGACTTCCAGTCCTTCCGGGCGAAGCGGACGACCGAGGGCATCTACACGCAATGCGTGGTCGGCTACACGAAAGCGGCGGATTCCGAGACGATAGAGACGCAGTACGAACCGAACATCCCGCCGACGACCGGGCGCGTGCTCTACATCAACAAGCGGATCGAGAATCAGGCGCAGGCCGAGCGCATGGCGAAGGCGGAGCTGCGCGACAAGAACCGCAAGGAACAGACCGCCTCGCTGTCCGGCATGGGCGACACCCGGTTCCGGGCGGGCACCGTGCTGGACATTCAGGGATGGGGCCGCTTCGACTCGAAATACGTCATCGCCCAGGCGACGCACACGTTCTCGGCGGATGGCGGCTATACGACCAGCCTCGAGCTGGAAAAGGCGCTGGATTACTGATGGATATGAAGATGAACGAACTTGCCCGCGTGGGCTTTGTCGTGTCCCGCCAGCCTGAGAAGCACCGCGTCCGGGTGGAGTTCCGCGACACCGTGACCGCGAAGCTCGTCTCCGGGTGGCTCCCCGTGCTCGTCCCCCGAGCCAGCGCGGACATGGCTTTCGACCTGCCGGACGTGGGGGATCAGGTGCTGTGCCTGTTCCTCGGCAACGGGCTCGAAGAGGGTTTCGTGCTCGGCTCCATGTACGGCGCGCAGACCCCGCCCGTGTCGAGCGGCGACAAGTTCCACCGCACGTTCAGCGACGGCACCACGCTTGAGTACGACCGCGCCGCGCACAAACTCAGGGCCTCGGTCAGAGGCGACGTGGAGGCCAGCGTGACCGGAAATGTTGAAGTGACGCTTCAAGGAAACGGCAAGGTAACGGCTGGCGGCGCGCTGGAGCTGACCTCGGCGGCGAAGATCGGCCTGAACACGCCCGCGCTCTCGATGGGCGGGTCCGGAGGCGGGGGGACGGAGGCCGCGACGCAGGGGAACATCCGGCATCGCGGCAACATAACCGTCACCGGGGGTGACGTGACCGTGAACGGCATTTCCTTCCTCGCCCATGTCCACGACTGTCCGCACGGCGGGACCACCGGAGCGCCCAAATGATGTACCAGGGCGTCCTCGGCACCTTCTTTTTCACCGTGACCGACGCGGAGGTGGCGACGTTCCGCGACCTCAAGCAGCAGCGGGAGATCCAGTTTGCCGAGCACAAGTGCGTGTCCGGGCTTCCGAAGGTGCAGCACACGGGCCGCAATCTGGACACCCTCAGCCTGACCGCCCAGCTTTTCCCGCTGACGCCGCTGGCGCTCACCGTGGACATGCGGATCGACGCCCTGCGCGAGCTGGCGGTGCTCGGCGAGGAGGTGCCGCTCGTGCTCGGCCTGACCTACTACGGCCTGTACGTGCTCAAAAGCGTTGAGGTGCAGCACCGGATTTTCCACAACGGCGTGACCATGAGCGCCGAAATAGCCCTGAACCTCACGGAGTACAATTGATGGAACTGACCGTGGACATGAGCGTGCCCGCGTCCGTGGAGATCGGCGCGACGGGCTTGCGCGGTCTGGCGCAGGAAATCCGCACGGCGCTGGCCACACGTAAGGGGAGCGTGCCGCTCGACCGGGATTTCGGCCTGTCGTGGGAGCTGATCGACCTGCCGCTGCCCGAGTCAAGGCCGCTGCTCGTCGCGGAGATTGGGCGGGGGCTGGAGCGCTGCGTCCCGCGCATCAAGGTCAAGAGCGTGACCTTCAGGACGGATACGTCCGGCGCGGCTGACGGGAAGCTGACGCCCGTGGTCACTGTCGAAATCCGCAAGGAGTACCTGAATGACTTTCGCTGATCTTTCGGGCCTGCCGTCCGTCTCTTTCGCGCCGCAGAGCGCCGGGGAGACGGAAACGGCGATCATCACGGCGTATGAGGCCATCGCCAAGGCGACGCTCCAGCCGGGCGATCCCGTGCGCCTGTTTCTGGAATCGCTGGCTTACGTCATTTCCGTCCAGAACGGCCTGATCGACCTTGCCGGGAAGCAGAACCTCCTTGCCTACGCGCGGGGCGGGCATCTCGACCACCTCGGCGCGCCGATGGGCGTGATCCGCATCCAGCCGCAGCCCGCCCGGACGACCGTGCGTTTCGGCGTCGACGGGGCGCTGGCCTTCGCCGTGCCCATCCCTGCGGGGACGCGCGTGACCACGCAGTCCGGCGGGGTCATGTTCGCCACGCTGTCCGACGCCGTGCTTCCCGCGGGGGAGCTTTTTGTCGAAACGTCCGCGAAGGCCACGGAAGCGGGGGCCTCGGGCAACGGCCTGTTGCCGGGCCAGATATGCCGCCTCGTCGATCCGCTGCCGTACATCACGCGGGTGAGCAACGTGGCCACCACGCTTTCCGGCTGTGACGAGGAGGGGGACGAGCGGTTCCGCGACCGCATCCGCATGGCTCCGGAGAGCTTTTCCGTTGCCGGGCCGAACGGCGCGTATGAAGCGCGGGTCAAGGCGGTGAGCGCCGACATCAGCGCGGTGAGCGTCACCTCCCCGACGCCGGGCATCGTTGACGTCCGCTTTGTCATGACGGACGGGGAACTGCCGGATGAAGCCATGATCGAAGAGGTGGAGAACGCGCTGACGCCCAAGGACGTGCGCCCGCTCACCGACAAGGTGCTCGTCGGGTCGCCGGAGACGGTGGAGTACGCGCTTGCCGGGAAGTGGTTCCTGTCGTCGTCCGACTCCACGCTGCTGGCCTCGATCACGAAGGCCGTGGACGCCGCTGTGGAAGGATACCGCCTTTGGCAGCGGTCGAAGCCGGGGCGGGACATCAACCCGGACGAGCTGATCGCCCGGATGCGGAACGCCGGGGCCAAGCGCGTGGAACTGGCGACACCCGTTTTCCAGCGGCTCACCGAGACGCAGATAGCGCGTGAGACGTCCGTGTCCATGACGTTCGGCGGGGTTGAAGATGAGTAGCCGGCGCATCGGTTCCACGCCGTTCCTTGAGCTGCTCCCGGATTCCATCGCTGGCGATCCGGCGATCCGGGCGGCGGCCGACGCGCTGGACGGGCTGCTTGTGCCGTCCGTGAAGGCCATCCCGTCGCTGCTGCTGTACGCGCGGCTCTACGGCAAGGAGCCGGACCTGCTGCCGCCCCTGCGCCGCCTTGCGGAACAGGCCGGGGGCTTGCGGGCGCTTGAGGAGCCGCTGCTGGATCTGCTGGCGTGGCAGCTCCACGTCGACAACTACGACATCGCCCGGACCTACGCGGAGCGGCTGGAGATGGTGAAGACGTCCATCGCCGTGCACCGCAAAAAGGGGACGCCGTGGGCCGTGGAAACCGCCGTGACCGCCGCCCTCGGCAACGTCGAGACGACAGTGACGGAATGGTACGACTACGAAGGCGGCCAGCCGTACCATTTCAAAGTGTTGGTGACGCTGTTCGAGCAGGGCATCGTCGCTGACGACATCAACCGCGCCCGCCAGCTCATCCTCGAAACGAAAAACACCCGTTCGCACCTCGACCACCTCGGCATCACCGTGGCGCTCGGCAGCAACTGCGAAACGCGCTTCGGGGCCGTGCTCGGCATGGGGAACACCATGACCATCTGGCCCGAGGAAATCACGGACTTGGAACAGGAACTTTCGCTGAACACGGGCGCCGTCGCCCACTGGCAGCACATTTTGACCATCGCACCGGAGGAGATATGAGCCAACAATTCCGCACCGTAACGACGAACGCCGGACGCAACGCCGTCAGAGAGGCGCTGACGCAGGGCAAGACCGTCAAGCTCTCGCATATGTCCGTGGGCGACGGCGGGGGCAACCCCGTGACGCCGCTCTCCACAATGACGAAGCTCGTGAACGAACGGTTCCGCGCCCAGATCAATGACATCGTGCTTGATCCGGCCACCCCGGATCTGTTCACGTCCGAGCTGTTCATCCCGCAAGCCGAGGGCGGCTGGTACATCCGCGAAGTGGGCCTGTGGATGGATGACGGGACGCTGTTCGCCGTGGGCAACACGCCGCTGACCGAGAAGCCGGACATCAGTTCCGGCGCGGCAACGGACCTGCTTGTGCGGCTCATCATCCGCGTCCTCGATGCGGCCACGATTTCCATCGAGATCGACCCGGCGCAGGTGCTGGCGACGCGGGAGTACGTCGACCGCAAGCTCGACGCGCACAACAAGGACGGCGGGGCGCACGAGACGCTGGCCCGCAAGAGCGTGCAGATCAAGGCCGGGACGGGGCTCACGGGCGGCGGCACGCTCGAAGCCGACCGGACGCTGACCATCAAGTACGGCAACACGGCGGGCACGGCGTGTCAGGGCAATGACGTGCGCCTTGCCGACGCTCGGACGCCAAAGCCGCACAAGGCTACGCACCAGACCGGAGGTTCGGACGCCATCACGCCAGCGGACATCGGGGCCGCGGACAAGACGATTCAGATCAAACCGGGCACGGGCCTCACTGGGGGCGGCACGCTCGAAGCGGATCGGACCCTGACGGTCAGCTATGGCACGGCTGCGGGCACAGCGTGCCAAGGGAACGACGCCCGTCTGAGCAATGCCCGGACGCCTACGGCACACAAGACCACACACAAGACCGGGGGCACGGACGCGCTCACTCCTGCGGATATCGGTGCTGTCCCGACAACCGTTCAGGTTATCGCCGGAACCGGGCTCTCCGGAGGCGGTTCGCTTGCGGCGAACCGGACGCTGGCAGTCACCTACGGTACGGCTGCGGGCACAGCGTGCCAAGGGAACGACGCCCGTCTGAGCAATGCCCGGACGCCTACGGCACACAAGACCACACACAAGACCGGGGGCACGGACGCGCTCACTCCTGCGGATATCGGTGCTGTCCCGACAACCGTTCAGGTTATCGCCGGAACCGGGCTCTCCGGAGGCGGTTCGCTTGCGGCGAACCGGACGCTGGCAGTCACCTACGGTACGGCTGCGGGCACGGCTTGTCAGGGAAACGACGCCCGTCTGAGTAATGCCCGGACGCCTACGGCACACAAGACCACACACAAGACTGGGGGCACGGACGCGCTCACTCCTGCGGATATCGGTGCTGTCCCGACAACCGTTCAGGTTATCGCCGGAACCGGGCTCTCCGGAGGCGGTTCGCTTACGGCGAACCGGACGCTGACGGTCAAGTACGGCACTGGTGCGGGTACGGCGTGTCAAGGGAACGACGCCCGCGTGACAGCTTCAGAAGCCTTCCGGCTTTCCATGATCGGCGTCCCGCGCTACTGGCGCTCCACGACCCTGCCCGCCGGGCACGTCTGGGCGAACGGCGACCTCGCGCTGTTCGCAGACTGGCCCGAACTGAAAAAGATATACGATGCCGGAGGGTTCGCAGGGATGTTGCTGGCGTATAACGCAAACTCCGCCACCATCGCAGCTAACCTCGGAAAATGGCGACCAAATGCTGCTAACCCTACGGGATTATACGTTCCTAACCTAAGCGAACAGTTTTTCCGAGCTTGGGGGCAGGGACTCACAAGAGAAGCTGGGACAACGCAGGGGGATGCGATACGTGAGATCTGGGCAGCGTGGGATAGTCCCGCATACACATCAGTCGCGGGCGGAGCTGCGTACCACGACAACGACAGCTCGGGATGCTATCAGACAGTTGACGGATCAGGCTTCCATACGTTTGGTGTCCGGGTATCTCTCACAGTCCCCACTGCCGCCGAAAACCGTCCGGTCAATGTTGCCTTACCCGTAGTCTTGTATCTTGGCCTCCGCCCTTGA